AACCCGGCATACATTCTTCCATTCTTGGGGATATATCAAAAGCAACACAATTTGCACACTTAGATTTCTTTGCAGCTTCGACTGTAGTGTCCCACTTATCTGCTAACTTCTCCCAATAATCACCAGGCTCTTTAACATTCAAAGGACCATACATGTGATTGTCTCTTGTGGCATTTCTATTTTTTGTGTTTAACGCAACATCTTTTGTAGCTGGTGGACAATCTTCCTTTTGCTCACCAAACATCTGTTTGAACTTCTTGGTATGTTTAGATGGTTTCGTTTTTAATTTTTTATCGCCAGGAGCTGGTTCGTATGCTCTTGGATCATCATCACTCATTTTTGTTTTCTTGTCAAAATGTCTTGCACGAGCTTGTTTTGTAGATTTTGCCAATTCTTTACCACCAGCACCTTTTGCAAAATACTTTGCTGGTTCTGTGCCAGGGCTATCTTTTACATCTGGGTCTTGTTTTACTCTACGCAACTTTTCCATTTGAAGAACAAAACTTGTAAAACTATCATCACTTTCAACCTGATATTCTGCTTCCAACTCTTTTGGGAGAGTGCCATTATCAACAAGTTTATTGATGTATTGAACGGCGCTTCTACCATTGATATCATATTTGCTGGCAACTTGGCCAGCCCTATACGCCTTAGTTCCCATCTTGGTTTTATCTGTTTTCATTAAATTAACATAATCACTAAGCATTGCCTTATAGTTTTTAGGATGGCGCATTTGATCAATTTTTGCTAAAGTTTTTTTAACCCATGCCACTTCATCAAGTCTAATATCACTTAACCACGCTTTATGAACCTTACCATCCTCTGCCATAAATGAAATGTAGTTTGTTCCTTTACGAACAATTTCACCCGACATTCCATTTGCCTCTATAATATCACCCACATTCCAAATCTTACCTGTGAGATAGTTATCTCTCATTTCTTCATAAAAGTCCAGTTCGCCCATCATGCGCTCTTCACGAATACCCATATTCTTGCGAACATCTTTATATAACTTCTCAACATCTTTGAAACTAGATGGGACGCCCTGTTTGAAAGAATCTAAGTCACCCTCAACAGCAGCTGCTCTCATCTTGGATGCAGACATTCCCTCTACACCTTCGGCATCTGGATCACGCTCTCCAGCAGATTTCACTTCTATATTATCAAAACCATAATAACCATGCTTACCTTGCACCCCATTATACTCATTTAAGAGTCTATCAAACTCAGCGACACGATCAGAGCCAACAACCATGACGATTGCTCTATGACCTTTATCATGTAAGAATGTTGCAACCTCAAAGATATTTCTTGCTTTTGATACTGTGATGTTTGTTGCATACTTGCGAAACATCTTTTTCATGTATGCAACTTTTAGTGCGTGAGGTAAAGGATTCTTTTTGGGGTCATTTGAGTGTGATGGAAACACATACATTGGTGCGCCAGGATTTTTACCTTGTTCTTTGGCAACTGCATCTATGACTTTTTCGTGCCCGATTGTTGGCGGATTAAATCTACCAAAAGTAAAAACAGCTGTGTCACCTCTTGCTTCTATTAGTTCACTGAATTTTTTCATCACTAACTCTCATCTTTTTCTTTTGCTTTAAGGCTTGCAATTCTTTCAACTTCTTTAGCTTTCATCTTCCTTGCAGTTTTTTTTGCTACTTTATCAATTTTAGCGCCAAATCTTTGTAGAACAACTTGGTCTGCTTTTACTTTTTGTGGCATTGCCATGTCTTTGTAGCCTGGATAGAGTTTCAGTCTAAAAGCCACGATTGTTTTCTTCTTAGCGGCGGCAAGAAGTTTTTCACTACCTCGCACTCGCATTAAAGTGCGTTTCTTTTTTGCTTGAAATGCTGATGATTTTGCAAGTTTTGACATACGCCGAGCAAGTTTTTTGCGTTGAACAACATTAACGACTTTTTCGTCTAGATTTGAGAAATCTCTAAAGTTTTTCATTTATTTGTCCCATGCCTTTATTGCTCATTTATATCTAGGGTTAAATAGCCACCTTTATCAGACACTATTTTCCAAGGACACATACTTTTGGGTGATCGACTTTTGAGATTTTTGACCAGATCACCTTTAACTACGAGTAAATACACAACATCGCCGGGAATGAGCACTGGCACCTCAATACCCCTGCCTCGAAAATTAGAAATTTCCCGCACCATTTCTCTATTAGATAAAACATCGCCATCGAAATCAGGTGCTCGTTCGATGGCCATCTTTCTGCTTTCTAATAGGCCTTTAAATGTTTTCATTTACTTATCCCATGCCTTTATTGCAGTAAAGTTATTAAACGAGAACTCCATACGATCTACAAGTTTAACTGCTCCACCACTCACTTTATCAATAGCAACATAACCTTCGGGATTGGTCACTTTATAACCATTGGGTGTACGAATAAATGTATCTGTCAATCCCTTTACACTATTTAGTTTTTTAACAATTTGCATTTTTGCGTCAACCAGTAGGTTCTGAAAAGTGATGACTTGAAATAAATTTGCAGTGTGTTTTTTCACCTCTCTCACATACTCTTTTTGTATATTTGTATACTTTTGCTTACCCTTATCACTTTTTACTTTGTCAATCTGTTTCTGAATAGAGTCAAACACCCATTTCTCATAACCTTTTGCATGTGAGCTAGGATTAGTAATCTTCTCTCCAGCACGAACTTTACTGTTGTTGTAAGTTTTTAAAGATGCACCAGCGAGAACACCTGTCATACTGTCCTGTAGTTTGAGGAATGCTCTTAGTTTGGGACCATTAATCTTATTAAAAGTTCTACCAACATCTGATAATATACTGGTAATATCTGCTGTTTCTTGTGATGTAAATGTGGCTTTACCAGATACATCTTTGTATGTCGCATCATCCATCCATACAGAAGGTGTTTTGTTTAACTTTGATATGTTTGCACCAAACGATGCTTTCATATCCTGTAGTTTATTACCTGTATATGTTGTGTGCCAGACAATACCTACTTTAGAACGCAAAATAGTTTTTCCAAAATCACTATTTACAGGAACAGCATATACTATCGTATTTGGTTGAAATGTGATATATTTGACACCATCAATCGCCTGTGGTTCCAAATCATCAGTATACATGAGATCACCCTGCAATACACCTTCGATACCTAACTTTGAAAACTCTTTGAGTGCAACTTTGAACTTGGAGTTAAGTGCCCCAGACAGGTCATCATCTATCTCTGCCGTTGTTTTATATAACTTTGGATTTACATTGAATACTGATTTCTTCGCAACAAAGAAGTCACCTGTCTCTGGTTCAACCCCCGCAAAGATAGCAGGGGCACCATCCCACTTAACAGTCATGTTCACAGAACTTCTAGCATCACCAGAAAGCATATCTCTCAAGGAGCGTAGAAAGTTCAATGCGGCTCTACCACCATCAACACCAAAGTTGAGTATCTCATCCTCTAGGTGTTCAAGGTGAAGATTTTTTCCTGCCTTACTTTCTGTGAGCATTTGTTTGAAGCCAATCATTCTGCACCAAACATTTTTTCTAAACCCTCTAACGTGTCTAAAGTATGATCTGATTTTGCAAGAGTTCCAGTAAACCTGCCATTCGCATATATTGCTCTGGTTCGAGCTTGAATAAGACCAGTGGGATTTTTAAGTTTTATTTTACCAGTATATGGAAAGGAATCTGATGGAGGATGTTTTTTCGTAGCATTGACAAAGTTTTGTAATTCTTTGCCTTTCATGAGTCTTTTTAATTCTATATCTTGGACAACAAGAAGTTTATCAACAAATTCTTGTCCACCTAAATTTCTTAATCTTTTGGTAAAAGATTCACTTCTAGAGCCTCTAGAATCGCCATCTGGCTTTATACGAAGTTCGATATTAATTGACCCATCGAATAATGGGGTTCCCAGATTTAATGGGTCTTTATTTAAATGATATAAACCAGAACCACCAAACTGTATGTAATACACCTCTTTGTCATTATAAAAATTGGCAATAGTTTTTGCAGTCAAAGCAACATTTCTTGATATTTTAGCCTGTAACCCATCTTTCTTCAATACAACAGCAGCAATATGAGGTACTAAAGTTTCCACGTTTCCCATAATTCCTATTTGAGTATGGTTAAGAACATTCTTGTATATAGTTAATTCTTGACTAGAAAATGAAACTCCACTAATTGATCTTTTACTTGGTTTTAAAATTGCAAGTTTTTTTAGATAAGAATCCACATCTTTTCTGTATGCAGGGTCATCAACTGCTTTTAAGATAAGAGCAAGGTCATCTGGGTCAGTTTTTTTCTTAAAATTTTCACTGGCATATGCGTCGGCACCAAAGGGAACAAAAATTTTGCCGCTTCCTAATTGTGCTCTCTTATTTAATTTTACTTCAATATTGAAAGATTCATTATTTACAGTAGCTTCAATATCAACACCACCATCATAGCCTGCTGTTTGAACTGGTGTATCACCTGGCATATCACCTTGACCCAAACCAAAGAAGCCCGGTCTAGTTTTTTGATAGTCCATCATGACACCAAAAACTGTTGTTTCGTAATCAAGACCTGCTTG